AAGACTTCCTTGAGCTGTCGAACTGGCTTGCCGGATTGGGCGATTCGGTAGTCACGAAACTCGACGGCCCGTTTTTGTACTCCCGGCCGCATGTTTTCAAGGTGGTGGCCCATTTCGTGCACCCATATATCTGTGGTTTCTCCAGCCTTTCCGTGGACGCCATAGGTTTCGTACTTGTCCTCGACCTGGAAGATTAGGGCGTGAGAACGGCAGAATGCTCGCAGCTCTTTATCGCCGATGTGGACATGGAACATTGCTGCTTTGTCTGCCAGTTCTGGCGTTGCAAAGGTGGATTTCGTCACGACGCCAAGGAACGTTTGCGCCTCTTTTACGCGTGTTTTGTCTTGCTTCGTCCATTGCCCAGTCGAAACGCGAACGCCCTCCGGGCTAATCTCTGCCGTCCCTTTCGCGTTGAACGATGGCTGTAACGTGAATCGTTCGCCCGCAGGAACAGCCAGCTTTTTGACGAGCGTCTTGTTTTCGCGTTCGTGGAACGCGTCTAGCGATCTCGTCGCATCGCTCCGCTTTTTGACGAGCTTCTGGTGCTCCTCGTCCTCCGCGTGCATCTCTGCGGCCAGCTTTTTGTACTCTTCTGAACGGACGTCGCCGGTAAAAGTTTGGATTTTATCCCAAATGGGCTGCATTATTTCGTCCGTGTGGGTCGATACGGCGCGACTCGCCGCATCTGCTTTTTGGAAAGTTTTCTGCAGCCGCTTTTCACTGCCTTTTGCGAACTTCAGCACCTTCTCGTGTTTCTCTCGCAGCACCGGGTGGCCCGCCGCGATCGTCTTGACGTCCATCTTATCCACGGCGTCCTGAGTCCACAGGTCCTCCGGAGCGTCCGCGATCTCGTCCATCACCGCCGTGCTGATTACTGAACATTGGCAGTTCGAGCGTTCACCTGCCGGCAGTGACCAGTGCGCCGGCCAAGGCGTCTCATGTCCGCCCACCGTGAACATGCCATCCGGAGTCTCCGTCTGTTGCCCGTCGGCCTCCGCGTGCGTGTCTCGCGTGGTCGAGCCAAGCACCGAGATCCATTCCTTGCCCATCGGCAGGCCGGTTTCCTCGGCCACGTGGGTTATCCCCGCCGTGTGCCCGGCGTTGAGCATGTTACCGACTTCGGTCCTGGCGACGTTCGTTGCCCGCCGCATCGTGTACTGGTCGCCGAACTGCTCGTTGATCGAGGACGCCAGCCGACGCGTCGACCAGCCTTCCGTGGCGCTGTCCATGATTGTCCGTTCGACGTGCCGCGTGATGTCCTGCCCGGTCGTGACGTCGATGTCCTTCCAGTAATCCTGCTGGAAGGTTTCGCCCAACTGGCTCCGTGCGGCGTCGAGCAGCCACTCCGGCATTTCGCCGATGGCGACGCCAGGCGGCACTTCAATATCCAGCCGCGTGGCGATTTCCTCGGCCGTCGTCGCCTTGCCCCGGCCGGAGCGGACGAGGTGCTCGTACATGGCGACTTCCACGAGCGCCCCCTCGGCGAACGCTTGGCCCATCGGCTTGGCCGACGACTCTACGGTGTCAGCGTACCAATGCTCCGCGTCGTAAATCCGGCCCATGATCGCGGCGGCCTGATCCGCGGCATGTTCCGGGTCCGGTTCGACGTCGAGTTGTACCACCTTGGCGGCCGTCGCTTGCACGGCGCGGCGAAAGTGCTTGTGCATGGCGGACGCCAGCGCCGCTGTTGCCGTCTGGTTCGTCCTGGCGGCTCGCAGCTTGACGTCAAACCTAGCGATCCGTCGGCCGGCCGGCCGGTTCAGTAGCGTGAGGACGTCGGCGATGGCGTCCAGGCCCGGCATCAGAGCCCCATCGAGGGCCAGCCCAGCCACGAGAACGGCCCCGCTGGCGTCCGCCACCGGGTGGGACACTCCGGCGTCGTCCAGCTGCTTGGCCATCTCTGCCGACAGGACAGCCACCCTATTCACGTCGAATCCGGAACCGCCCGCGTAAAGCGTATAGGCAGCCACCTGTGCGATTCGGCGGGCGCGGTCGGACGATGGCATTGGCACTCCTAGTCCGCGGCTGTGCTGGCCACGGAGGATAACCGGATCGCGTCGGCCACGGCCTGCAAGCTTCCGGACAGCCCCGCCACAATAGCCCGGTTCTCTTCGTCGCCGTCGTTCAGTTCGTCCTGGTCCTCGCCCCCATCGCCCTCGTCTGGCTCGCTGGGCTTAGGCGGTGGAACAGGTTCAGGAGGCGGCTGGGGCGGCGATGGAGCTGGTAGCGACTGGGATGGCCGCACCATCGCTTCGGCCACTGTCTCCGACAGCCGCATGGTCGTCATCAGCACCACCTTGGCCTGCTCCGGCGTGATCAGGTAATGGCCCACGTCGCGGAGCAAGTTGTTGATCGCGGCGATTCCGGCGTCGCTGTACACCAGCGGCGACGGCGTGTCTTCCGGCAGCGGAGCCAGGCCCAGGATTTCGGATCGCAGCTCGTCAGCGGTAACGTCGTTGGTTTGGCGGGCCAGCGTCCACCGGGCCAGCTGCAGGTCCAGGTCAATCGGTTCAGCCTGATCGATCCACACGACCAGCCGGGCCGGATCGTCCCACATCGGACCCAGGAAGTCGGTCGCGGATTCAGACAGCGCAGACGCGATCGGGTTGACCGCCATGGAGCACATTTGCTTATCTGCCTCCACGGCCTGCGCTCGGTTGGCTCCCACGATTTCGCCGACGCTGATCGGGTTGACGCCGTAAGCCTGCATGATCCGCCGCTTAACGATATCTCCCGACACGCCCCAGTCCATTTCCTGCGGCGTCAACTGGAGCTTTTTCACGTCCTCGATCAGCCCGTCGATGATGCCCGGCTCGCCGTAGTTCGCCGTCGTGTTCCAGATCTGGCGCACCGCCCGGATGATCTGGCGTCGCTGCGGGCCAGATAACCGCGGCCGCATGTCGGTTGCCTTCCCGTCCGGGCCTCGAACCCGGCCCACTGACAGCAAGACGTTCGGGAAAATACCCCGTTCAAAAGCCTCCAATTGGCTGGTCTGGATAAAGTCGTCGGTCCTGGTCGCCTGGAAGACTGCTTGCCCAGGAGCATAAGCCAGACGAATATCTGCGGGATCAGGGAAATATGTGCGGGCGACGTTTTCCGGCGGCAGGTGGATCGGTTCGTTGTTGTTCTGCAGCTTGACCGTGTAGCCAGTGAAGAGTCCGCCCTTGTGCGACGGCTGGACCCACCGCGATGGTACGGCCCACATCTCGACGCGGGCCTCGTCGCCATCCCCAACCGCCCCGCCAATCCAGTAGCACTCGCCGGTCAGCAATAAGTTGGCAGCCGAAAAGTACAGAAACTCGAACTTGTGCTGTACGCTGTTCGGGCGGGCCAGAACGTCCAGCACCGGGTGATCATAGAGCTGCGTGATTTCGCCCTCTTTGGCCGCCTTCTCGCGGATCGCCGACGGCATGGCCTGGCGGATCTTGACTTGCTTGATACTGGATGGCGCCACGGCCCGATCCGGATTGGGCGAGGCGTCGTCGAGCGAAGCGGCTCCCACCGGTTGGCCAGCCAGCCGACGAGCGACGGCGTTGACGCAGACGTAGGTCCAGTTGCGAAAGAGTTCATAACTTCGCTTCTGGCGGCTGTCACGCACATGGGAATCCGTGGCGAATGGCGATTCCGATCCTGCCGCCAGCCCCATGGCCAGGCCGGCCGTAGGAGCCGCGCGCATGGCCCGGCTTTCAAACCCTCGGCGCCGGGTGGCGACGTCGCTCCGCAACCGCTCATAAATGCTGCTGGCCATCGATTTCCCCTTGCTACGCTGTGCGGCGATTACACCCGTTCGTCATCGTCCTGGCGTGTCGCGCCGAGCGCTCGAACCTTGCGTGCGGACTCCACGGCCGTTTCCGCCTCCAGCCTAGCCTGCTCGCGGGATTGCCACAGGGCGAACATCTGCAACTGCTGCACCAGGATTTCCCGCTCGCCGGCCAATCGATCTTGTTCCCTCGCCGCGGCCGCCGCACGGCCCTCGGCCTCTTCGGCTCGCCGGCGACTGTCCCGCAGGCGCCGCGTCAGCCGGCGCACCGCCGCGCGGTAGGTCGCCGCGTTGGACGCGGTACGCCGCAGTTCGGTGGGCGGCCACAACCACCACCGAACCACAGCGAAACACCGCGCCACCGTGCTGCTTGGACGTCCTCGCATCACACTTCATTCATCCACTGCGCCGCTTGGATGCGCTCGTGGGTTGCCTATTGTTTGCCGAACAAGTTGATCGTCGGCCGTCGCTCGCCGGCGGGTTGCATGATCGTTGGCAGTGCCGGCCCTGCCTCCTTCGCCAGATCGCTATCCAACAGCCTCACGCTTGCGGCGAATTCTCCCTGCGGGTACTCGCAAGTTGTACGGGTCATCATGATCTTGCCGCCGTCCAGGTACCAGATCGCCACCATGTACCGTCCGCAGCGAGTGGCATCGGCCAGGGATCGCAGTACGGAATTGGCGATTTCGACGTTGCCCTTGCCGTCAGTCACGATCGTCAGCGACACCGGCTCGCCCAGCGTCGGGCACGTGTACCAGTGGGACCACGGCGGCACGCTTCGCTTGTACGCGTGCAACGGCAGGGCGTTGTGCATCGCGTCGCAGGCGTAGCAGAAGTGGCAGTCCAAGACTACGTTGCCATTGGCATCCACCGTTGGCAGAGAAGGCTTCTCCATCTCAGAACTCTCCTTTGGGGCTTCGCGGGTTACGGCGCCGGCCGCCGCCGCAATGGTAGCATTCCGCCCGGCGGCGGGTCAACCAAATCGGAACGTCTCACCCACACGACGAGCGGCTTCGTCAAAGGCCACCGGGGGCGGCCATAGGCCGATTCCCCCGCACGTTTTGCAGCGACGACGCTTGCCCCGCTGGTTCTCGCACGTCGGGCAGTATTCCGCCTTTCGCACGTTATGGGAATACCACTCCTGCAGATCTAGCGGCTCCGGCGGGATAGCCCCGCGGCAATCCGTCCACGCCGCGACGAACGGCACATGAGGGAATACCTCGCATTTTGAAGCCGCATTGCAGTTGAATAAGTGAAACCCGGCGTCCTCGAATATCGGTTTCAAATCGCCGAGCATCGTGGAAATCTTGGCCCAAAGTCGGTTGCCAGACGTGGCGACCGATCCCCAAGCGTAGGGCTGCTCCTTGCTCATCCAGAAATCCACGCCCACCAGGTAGACCCTCGGGCAGCCAAGGTAGTGTAGCAGCCGGATCCCCAGAAGCATCGTCGCCAGCCTGCGGAACGGTTGATCCGACTTAGGCTGTTTGCCGCCGCGGCCCCAATGAGCCCACGGCGTAGTCAGAAACGTTTCAGCCTTGAACGTGGTGGTCCGAGAGAATCCGAAGACGCCGGGGCAATCGGCAAGAATCCGGTCGACCGTGTGGAAAGTTCCGTCGGCGAACTTAACCCGGATATTCCGCCGGAGCTTCCCGGTCGGGGCAAACGTCAGGTTCTTGGCGTCCAGGTAGGCTCCGCTGTGGAATTTCCACTGCGGATCTCCGAAAACGTGGGCCGTCGTGGGGACGAAGCCCGCGGCGTTGTTCACGCCCAGTGACAGTATCCCGCGGGCTCTGAACGCCTCCGGGTTATACTCCGCCAACGACGGCCCGCCACAGACGAGGAACCCTGGCGACGGCGCCCACAAGTTGGACAGGTCGATCCGTTCGTAGCCGGATCCTCGGCAAGCCTCACACCGCTTGCGTGCGCGGCGGCCCGCCCCGCATTGCCGGCACTCGTGCTTGCTGTTGTACACGTCCA